GCTTTGGCTTCCTCGGTCATTGGGGCACGCTTCTTCTTCTCTTCGACAGGGGCTGGAACAGGGACGACAGGGGCTGGGACAGGGGCTGGAGTAGGGACGACAGGAACAGTAATGGTTGTTTCCTGTTCGGTGTTGGGGAAGAGTTCATCCATGAGGAGTTGGATGAAGTGATCGCGAGATGCGATTGCGGTTTCGGTGTCCGCGTGGTTGAGGAGAGGGTTCTCTTCGGAGACTTTGATGATTGCTGAGATGATGAGTTGCTTGAAAGACATTGTAGAGTGTATTCTGGGGAGGGGGAGGTCTAAGTTGGCTGAAATGTGAAAATCCGTTTTGATTTCGTGGCAATAGACTTTTACATAGGACCGAAAAATGGCCCAAAAAAATCTGTAAAAAATCAGCCCAAGAGCAAACCTATATGTTTCAGTTTCAAAACGGATTTGTTAGTTTCAGACAAACCTAACTCCATGGCTAATAAGACCATATACCGGGTAGCAACCGTAAAAGCTCGTGTTGGAGTCGACACACGTAAAAGGGTGAACTCTGTGGTACCTCGAGAGGTCTGCAGGGGAGACAATCTGTCTGTGGAGAAAATCACAGGCTTAGGGCATCCCGCCGTCATTAACTGGGATACAGACTCTCGCTCATGGGGAGACATTGTTATGAACTTTACGCAGCCGGTACCGGTTGAAGTTCATCACAAGGAGGTGGATGTCGAGTATCAGCTATACTGCGACATGGTTGCAGAGCCATGGAAATACGGCGACTGCATTGGAGACTGGATTGAGTTGGACACGAAACTCCGAAACAGCCAGAAAGTGAAAGCCTTCTGGGCAGAGAAGGAAGCCAAGGACGCCAAGGAACTTGCCGAAGCTCAAGCCGTCTGGCGAAAAGCGTTCAAGCAAATTGCAAAGCAGTGCGCAGAGCATGCAACTACTATCTCCATCTGGAAGTATGTTCTCGCGTACAAGGCTCGTATCAAGGCTGCATCGACCAAGATCCAAGCAGTGGTACGTGGACGCCAAGTCCGAAGCAGACTTCAACGAGTTAAGTGCTGCTACTGCTCGGCACCGTGCGATGCCAACTTCTGCAACGTCGAATGCAATGTTCTCTTCGACCGAGAATGCTGGTAAGTCTTCAAAACGGAAACCGACCCCTGCGTCGTTTTTCCCTGTATTCACAATGTACAGCCTCCACAACGCAGCCGATGATATGATTCAAGATATGGATTTAGGAGATCATTACCAAGCACGAATTGAAAATGACATAGTAACCGTGTTTGCTCGCATCAACCCCCAAAAGCAAGTAGTTCTTCGTGTCAGTCGACAGGAGAACCGAGTTCGTGTTGAAATTGTTCGCCACAGTCAAATAGCACCGCTGTTTGCGCAGTTAATTCTTGAGAGCCTTGCAGTTCAGTTGGATCCCAATTACTTCATGTAAAGAGTTTCCTGTTTTTTACATAATGGGACTGATTCGATACACGACTTCAGTCGATTCGGACGTCAACTACGATCCACGTCAATTCGCGGACGAAGTTGCAATCTATTTAGCAGATCCAGAAGGGTGGGCCCAGTTACATACATTTGTGGTTGGAAAGGGAAAGACCATTCGGTTATCGTCTCCTAAGACTTTGAAGACCGAGGGGTGTAAGGATGATTCACTTTCCTGTGCAACCTTAGGTGGAAATGAGATTTGGCTGAATGCAAACCGATGGATGCACGGTGCAGCACCTTCCAAATTGCCATTGGAGAGATATCGTCAATACATGGTTAGCCATGAAATGGGTCATTCGTTAGGCTACGATCACGTACAGTGTACTTCAGGTCCTGCTCCAGTGATGATGCAACAAACCTTGGGAATCGGAAAGTGTTCTCCAAATACTGCAGTCGATCTTAGTCAGTTACCTTCAAAATCATCACACCGCTCACAATGAGTGCAATCGCAATGAGGTCGTGGAAGTGAATACTTTCTTTGAAGAGCATGATACCTACAGTGGTTGTAGCCATCACTGACATTCCAGACCAAAGTGCGTTGGTCATTGCCATTCCAGACGTATTCATCGTCAATCGGAGTAAGTATCCAACAGCTGCATAAAACAACACACCGACCGCAAAGAAGGCTGAGTTGTCTATACTTCGCTTGAAACAGCTCATCGCCAAGGTTTCAAGCAGTACAATCAAGAGAACATACCAATACACGCGTGGGATGTCCATTTATGTAAGGGTGTGATTTATTGCATACGAGTAGAAGCATCACGAAGAATGAGTTTAGTATCCACGGTTGCAGGTGAGAAGAAGTCATCGACTACTTTTTTCACAACCTTTTCATCGAACGGTTTGCATGAAAAGACATCGAGATACATATCGTCGCTCTCCTCTACAAAATGAGCGCAAATATTAGACGTCTCAATCAACTGAACTAAGGTAAATCCTTTTTTGTTACCGGTTCCAAACATTACGATTTCAGGCTTTCCATAGGCTACCATATCGATTTGGTTGACAAGTGTGGATGTGAAGACTCCAATGTGTTGTGCAGAGTGAATTGAAGCAGGAAGGCAGTTGCGTCCGTTCAAAATCAGATGGTATCCCCAATGTGGCATATACTATTATGATATTTAATTGCTGTAAGCCAGACCGCCCATACCGCTCATAATGCGGAAGATGTTATAGTTGACGGCATAAATTCGGAAATTGTAAGGATATGCTTTACTAGGATAATTGCCTGCACCTCCAGAGGTAATACTCTCGTAGACCAAAGTAGCTGTATCAATTCGTGAGAAGTTGCAAGTGCCTGAAGGTTGGTGCTCCTCAGGGCTGATGGCAAAGGAATACACGTTGATAGGGTTGAAGCTTGTAATGGACTGGACGTTATTCAACGATCCAAGCATAGCGGTGGATGTAACGGATGCAAAGATACTGATTTCATAGGTTCCTGCACCTCCTGCACCAGTTCCGTAGCCTGTGACATAAGTTCCAACAGGGACGCCTGCACCTGTTATCAACATGTTGACCGCAATGGCTCCTACTGAAGGTGTCGCTGCAGTTAACACATTTCCAGAAATCGAACCTGTGAAGGTTGCTTGAAGTGGACCGCCAAGTGCTGCAGTTGCAACTGAATCTGTCGCAACCGCATTGTGAATGGGCCAGAAGGCACCACCTGAATGGTGTTGGTAGGGTTGAACCTTCCAGAAATAGTCGCCATATCGCTCGTCGAATCGATCCTGTCCATTGATTTGGATACGTGCCTTGAAGACGATATCGTCGTAGGTGAAGGGTTGAGTGTATCCGAGTGAAGCAGTGACCGTTGAACCACAATCTGTCTTACGTGCATCTTGAAAGACCCAAATCAATTCCTTGACTGGATGGTTGAGGGTTAAGTCAAGACGTCCTGAAGCAGTGTTGATGGTCTGAGGGATGCCAGTTTGGAGCTGGTCGATCAAATACTCGTGGCTCTCTTGTGCAAATCTGCGACGCTCCTCCACATCGAGATAAATATAGTCCATGTACATCGCCATATCTTGGATGTCTGGAAGGGCTGCAGCAGCTTGAGAGATATTCGTGTATCCGGTACTACTGACCAAATCAGTTGCGGCTCCCAAGGTGATGTTGAATCGAACTTCGTGGTATTGAAGGGCAATCAAAGGTAATGCAAGACCTGGGTTACGGTTGAACCAGAACTGGAGAGGAATGTACAACACGGCTGGGCGACCACCGCACGATGTATTGGTGGTATAGGTTCCATTATACAATCCACCGACCATGGAGTCCAACTTGACAGAGGTATCAAAGTTTGCTGTCAAGCACTCCCACAAAAAGAGCCATTCACCGTAATGCGTATCGATGATCTGTCCACCAATTTCTACCTCAATCTTCTTGAGAAGGAGGTATCCAATACGTCGCTGGTCGTCGCCAGACCAATAGACAGGAGCAGCCTTTCCAGTGAACGTGTCTGGAAGAACTACTTGGACGTATGTTTTCCAGATCAAATCGGCATTGCGGTTGACCACCGCCACGAGACGCTGCCCGTAGTTGGGTGCGCCGGTAAAGTTTACGCGGAAAGGTTCAATTGCAAAGTTAGTATGACGCTTGTAGAGCACCTTCCAGAAGGTAATGTGAGGATTTCCAGTAATGTATGCGTCCTGAGCACCATAAGCGACAAGTTGTAGAAGACCGCCTCCCATTTGTGTTTATACTCTCAGAGGATAAATTCTACTTCAACAGCGTCCGCGCACAGAGGGTATACATAAACAACGTGTTTACCAGGGCGATCACTAACGTAGGCGCTGAACGAAGGAGCATTGAGAAACCTGCTGCTGGACGCTTCATCATGACATATACATCAACACCCACGACGAAGACAGACAATACAACGACGACCATAAACATGATGTAGAAATACCCACAGATCGTCTCGTTTGAAATTCCTTGAGTCAATTGAGTTTCGGTTTTACTGGCGTCGGACATTTATATCTCCCAATAGACAATGTATGGTGGCAAGTTTCTTGCGAATGGTGCAGATACATGTGTTTACGATCCTCCGGTGAGCTGCGACCCTCCCACTCCAGGAATGGATGTCCAAAACAAAGTCTCACGCATTGTGTCGCTTACTTCAGGTGAACGCGAAACGCAAGCCCTGGTTCAGAAAGTGTTAAAAGACATCGAACCTGTATTTCCGCGGATTCGAGACTTTGTCAACATTGCGTCTGACTCGTGTACCCCTAAATTCAAGCCTGAAGACGAACAACAATCGTGTAAAGTTAAAGATCTTTCGACTGGACCGCTGGTCAATCTCATCACGCCTAAACAAGGGAAGGACTTTTATCGTTATATTGGCACTCCAGACTTCAAGACCAAGTTTCCAGGTGCGATGGCGAACCTTGCAGTTGCAATGAGTTATCTCAACGAATATGGACTCATGCACACGGATTTACATGCCGCAAACATTGCGTTGATGAACGGTCGTCTGGTCGCCCACGATTGGGGACGAGCATTCAACAGCCGCGATCAGAAAAAGGTCAAAGACTATTTCGATTGGGCCAAACGCACGAAGGGTCTGAAGGGACGAGGCGAGTATAAGTTCATTCTACCCATTCTCAACAATACAGACTACTTCGCAGGTCTCGTGAAACGAACCACGAAAGAAGGAAAACAGAAACTACACTTGATTCTAACTCGGTCGTGGGATACCTTGGCATTGATAGGAACCTCGGAATACGATGGTCTCATTAACAATGACATGGTCAACCGTTTCTTACGTGCGTTCGTGGGTATTGTAGCACAGAATGACGCAGACTTCTCGAACAATCTTCGTAAAATCATACCCATTGCATTTACCTTTTCGTATGTGGCTCCTGCGGTTGCCCCTGCTGCTCCTGCGGTTGCTCCTGCGGTTGCCCCTGCTGCTCCTGCGGTTGCCCCTGTGATGGTTCCTCCACCTCCTGCGCCGGTTAAGGTCAAAAAGACACGAAAGGTCAAGTCGAAGAAGGTGGTTGCCCCTGTGGTTCCACCTGTGGTCCCTCCTGTGGTTCCACCTGTGGTTCCAGCTAAATCAATCCCGAAGTCCATGTACGTTAGTGAGTCCCCTCCAAATCAAGAAGTTATTCAACTTCGAGAAGACATTGCAATCTGCGATGACGAAGTGGATAAATTACGAAACAAAGTCCAACAAATTGCGGCACTGACAAAACTCTCTCCTCGAAAAGGTGGAAGTGGTATTTCCTCCAAGTTTGATCGGTGTGTCAAGAGCGTGCGAAAAACGGTCAAGGCTCGTAACAAGGAATCTGCAGCGATTGGGATTTGCACCAAGTCGGTCTTACAGACACGAGGACGTACACTGAAACGCTATCGCAAAGGACGCTTGACTACGCAGAAGCTTCGAGTGCCTGCTTAGCGGCTAACTGTTCAGCCTTTTTGCGTGTGCTTCCGTGTCCATAGGCTAAGTGCTTTCCAGTCGCATCACAGACTGCAACGCGTATTTCATTCTTCTTAGGATCATTGGATAACATTTCATAGGTCGGTGTACACTTCAGATCACGTTGACAGTATTTCTGAAACAAGTCTTTGTAATTAGTTGCACCAGTCACAACTTCTTCAATTTCAACATACGTCTCCATGACAGTGGTTACAAAGGCATACACTACTCCAAATCGATTACCACAGTCAGTCCACAGTGCGCCAATAAAGGCTTCAAAGATATCACCAAGTTTCTTCGTATTGGTGCGTCCTGCGATGGCAGGTGACTCTTCATTATGTCGACTAATAATGTAGTACCGATCCAACCCAATTTGTTTGGACAATTGGCCAATCCGCTCATTGTTTACAAGCTCTTTGCGTGCATCGGTTAGAAATCCCTGCTTCTTCTCAGGATACTTCTTGCGAAGATACGTGGCAATACAGACGCCTAACACTGAATCACCTTCAAACTCTAAACATTCATAGGATTCATCTTGAAGAGGCATCACGCCTGAAGGACAAGGAGCAAGATGTGCGAGCCGTCCGTCCGGTGTAGTATAGTCGGTTCTTCGAACATAGGTTGTATGGACCATGGCTGTTTGAAACATGCGTGGGTTGACCACCCTATAGTGAGGCAGCCCATGCTTGTGAAGAATTGTATGAATATCCTTTTCAGTAAAGACACGATTTGCAGGATTGTAGGGACTATAACTATCCATTGTATTCTCTAGTCTTAAAGGGGAGGATTTCGTTTTCCGTTTTAATAATATTGAGGAAACACCATGCGCAACGCAGTGTAGACTGCGCCAGTTTCAAATTTTTTACACATAGATGAGGCCATACCGATACTCTTTTTCATTCGGATACCTCGTGCCACAGAGGGAATCTATCCAGTACTCCCCAT